ATGTTTTTATTGTTAAGTATAATTATTCATCAACAGGTGAATATAGTTATAAAACAATTATTGTTCATGCAAAAGATGAAAATGCACTTGTCAATGAAATTAATTCAAATGATAGACTATTAAATCATTTGAATACATCAAATACAACAAATACAACAAATACAACAAATAGTAAATTAAATAATTTTGAAGATCTTATTATTAGATACAATGAATTGTATCGTGGATTATATGAAGAATATTACAAAGATATTCATTCTATAAACAGTTATAATAATTTACAAGCACTTGCAGAAACAAGCACTAATAATAAAATTGATAAAAGAATGCTTGCAGGTAACCAGATATTTGAAAGTCCAAATTTTAAACACAGTTTAATTGTCTTTTGAGTCTTTCTTATCAGAAAGCATATTTAGACACTTCTCATATAATGAATATTCAATGCCATTATTTTTTATATCAATTATCCGTTGAATATTATTCATGAAAATAAATGTTATCACTAATGATGATGTAATACCAAAAAATAAAACTGGTGGAATTAATATTGTATGATACATAGAATTTCTAACAATTGTACAACATTTTGTATCATTATGAATATTTTTAATAAAATCAATAACATGATTTACATAATTTTTAGACATTGATGCAAATTGATATCCAAAAAATGTTGATATTGACAAGCTTATACCAACTGATATAGGATCTCGTGAATTATTTAGTGTTTGACCTATTGTACCATATGCAAGAACTACTGGCACGCGCATGCACGTATATTTATTTTTTTCTCTTGTTTCTTCTCTATTTTCTGTAGTCTTTGTAAAATAATTAGTATTATTAGTATTAGTAATATTATTAGTAGATATCTTTCTAATTCCGTAAAATGTTCCATATACTGATAAACCACCTAAACCAATTCCAGTAGTTGCGCACAAAACTTTTTTCAATGGAGTATTAACTTCCGGAAAAATACATGATAAACTTCTGAACATATTTATTAACTGATTTATTAGTATTTGATTTATTATTTTTGATTTATTTTTTTATTTGTATTTTAATAATAAGAACAATGAGAGCAATCCAAAGGGATCTTCTGTGGTATTTCTGTGGTATTTCTGTGGTATTTCTGTGGTATTTCTGTATTATTTTTTAGAATAAAAAAATCTTATTATATGTCTTTGATATTGCAAATATCGCACAGACAATAAATCCAAATGATCCTCCGACTATTATTGCTATAGGGCTTAAAATAATCGTTGCTATAACAGCAGGAATCTTCTTCTTTAATGGTTTCTTGTAATATTTACATCCAATTTCGTGATTATCAGTATTTTCTTTAACACAATAAAGACACTCTCTTTGATTACTTTGATTACTTTGCATATTTTGATTACTTTTATTACTTTGTAAGACTTAAAGTATAACAATCTTATACAAGATATTATTTATATTCAAATATGCTTCTCTAGGAAGTTCCTTAAGTGTACCATAAAATGTTACCTCAAAATATAGATTAATATAAGTAACAGTTAAATCTGTTACAAAATTTTCTAAGAATTTCTTAAACACTGATGTAATATTCTCTATAACTTTATTAGGTTCATTTTGAATGTTTGGAAAAATGTCATACAATTCTGTATACATATTTGTATGAGTAGTTATTATTTGCATTATTGGCATTATTGGTTTATTGATTATTAATAGTATTAACGGTATATTATTGGCGTAGTTACTTTTATTCTTCTTTTCTCTTTATTTCTTTATTAACGCAATTTTGAAGCTTTTCCACGCATATGATAACACAATTTTCGTTGTGATTGTAAGTTTATATCTCTATTATTAATAATAGTCATTCCAAGATCATTAAGATGTTCAAGAAGCAATCTTTCAACAGTTTTGTCAAATTTCTTATGATATATTGAAATTACTCTTGAATTTTCTGTAGTAATACGTGATCTAATCATTATTGGTAAAAAATCATTTGTACATGTATTCAAAAATAAATGCACTTCGTTAGTTATTGGAATAATTCCTTCATAATATGATTGAAATAAAATATACACATTGTTATCACTCAATAAACCCATACGATGATTATAAAATATTCTATCAACAATATATTTATCCCAAGTGTAATATTTCAGTAATATAATAATATATTCAAGTGTATAAAACGGTATACATTCTTTCAAATAATGCAATATAATAGTGTTCTTTAACCCTGTATCAAATATAAATGCATTATCAAGACGCTCTAAAAGAAGGATATTATCGAAATTTATTGCGTCAAGAGATACAAAATAAAGGATTTGCCTTATGTTATAAGATTTTGAATATTTATCTAATATATCTATCACTGCGGAATTTATGTGATTCTTTACATAGTATGATAAAAGATTAATAATATCAATTTCACTTGATGGAGGATAATCTCTAATTTCTTCCGTGGTATCTCTAGTCTCTTGAAAATTATTCTTAATTAATTCTAATGTTTCTTCTAATTCTAATGTTTCTTCTAATTCTAATGTTTCTTTTGCTAATGTTTCTTCTGTTGTATCCATCTCTTTCTTTATAAGAAATATATCCGAAATTAGTTATTTACAAATTTTTATTTTATTTTTTTAGAGTCTTTTTAGGGTCTCTTACAGGCAAATCCTCCTATTAATGATGAAAAATCATTTGTATATAAAGACTGTTCGGCAACACGTCCTTGATATTTACAATAGTGTTTGATCTTACTGTATATTTCTCTCGTTATGAAACAATTTTTAACAATAACTTTGTTAAAATCATTCAAATGATTAATATCATCCGATTTTATCTCTGTCATAATTTTTGCTGTAAATTTCAAAAGATGTGTGAATGTAACTTTATCATCATTAATAAACTCTAATATCTCATCAAATTTATCTGCTATCTTTATTGTATCATCAAGATCATTCACATTAATTGAAAACGCATCCATAATTTTATCTACAATCTTCATACGTTTATTATTATCTTTTACTGATGTCATACAATTTACAAAATATAAATAAAATAACCTATTTACTCTTTTAACATACTTGCGATCGTTCCAAGGAAAATATTCAACAAAAAGAATTAACTCTAAATCATGTGTCAAATAATCTAAACTATATCCTAAAAATGAGAGACTTGAATCTTTATATGTCAATGTGTATTTACTAATACACTCTGCAACATCTTTATGACTATATAATTCAACTAACTTATAATCAAATTTGTGTGAAATAGATACATCAATTAATTCACCTCCTATGTTATATAACTCATTGTTGAAATAAATATTAAATGCAACCTTCGTACGAACAAGATTGAATTTACCTCTTGACCAAGGTTCTTGTCCTACAAAATCAAGCGTTTCGTTAACTGAAACATATAATGGTGAAACTTCGTCAGTCAATTGAAACAGTGCTAATTTACTTTGAGTGCTCTGAGTACCTTGAGTGCCTTGAGTACTTTGAATGCAAATATCAGGACGTCCAACATATTTAGAGCTGTTTACAAAAGCTAATCCCGTACAATTTTTCCCAAAATATATATCGTTTAATTGATCTTTTATAGATTCTGAATTATTTATTGCTGTTTTGTAACTTTCAAGAATCTTTTCTTGATATTCTCTCGTATACTTGTAAAAATCAAAATATTTAACAGGATCATTTAACAAGATCTTTTTTATCTTAATTTGTAATAAATAACTAATTAATGTAACTTCATTATAAACTTTTAAATAATCAGGAACTGTATCTCTAATATAAATAGCAAAATCACAATCTGATCTTCCAAAATATTTTTCATAGTTACTTTTAAGTATTACCGATGCAACATAAGGTAATTCTTTAATAAAATCATTTGATATAATTCTTAATATGTTACCTCCCTTATAAATAAAAAAAAGATCATATTCATTCATATTATGTTCTTTTCTGTAAGATTCTAATGCATCATAATATAAAGTACAAATCAAATTCAGAAAATTAAATAAACATTGATCGCTAGCAAAAAAATGTTTTGTCACAATGTCAGTACATAAATCTTTATATTCTCTACTCTTATCAACATATTTTTCTTTTGTAGGTGCAGGTTCTAATAATGCATAATGATGATTCTTAAATGTCGGATGTTTAATCGATTTGTATTCTTCTGGACTGTAATCATAATAATTATCGTAACCATTATTATTATTAGAAGGTGGTAACTGAGCTTTTCCTATTATTACATCTTCTCTAGAAAAAGACTCTCTTGGGAACTCACCTTTGGTAGAGTTCTTTTGAGACAGCGATGGCCATAATGCCATAACCGTCATAGCTCCTCCAAGAACAATTGCCGGAACAAGAGCCATAATACAATATTAATAGTCTTTCTATATACTCTATACTCTTTATAAAAATTAATAAAGTCCACTACAACTTCCACAATATATGAATTTATCATTGTACATTAATTTACAATTTGGTACAACACAATATGGACATATGTTATTTATTGGAATCCTCTTTGTACATAAGTGTACAGTTTGGCAAATATTGCAAAATACAAAACATATACGTTGAGTCTTACTAAAAATATTTTCTTGAACAATTAAATTCTTTTCTGGTGAAATGCAATTAGTGCATATATTTTTATCATGTACATATAAACATATCGTCATAAACGTATTACATATATCGCATGTAGTATATTTTGGAAATGTAACATGATCCCATGTTACATGATCACTTATTTCTTGTATTTTAGTATTAATAATATCAATATTATGTTTCATTAATGTAGTTATAAAAACATTAATCAATTCTATATTCTTATATAAGTTCTGATTTATTTTTAAAGAAGTATCAAATCTTCCACTATATAATGTCCCATCAATAAACTGTATATAAATATAGTTATCAGTTCCAATGTTTAATTTCAATTCATATTGTGAATTATTATTATTATAGTATGCTGTGTACATATATTTCTCTTCACCAAAAATATTAATAAGATGATGATAATTATCAGGAATAAATGTACTAGTATTATAAATAAAAAAGACACATTTAACAGTTTGATAATCTTTTTTAAGCTTTTTTAGTATTTCTGTGTATTCATAATATAAATTAATATAACTCTTATTTAATAATCGTATATCTACTGATTGTACTGATAGTGCTGATTGTGCTGTCTTATCAACATCCATGTTTTATATTTATTTAATTACTTTATTAATTAGTATAATATAAGATAATATTTTACTTCACTAAAAAATGTAAAAAAAGTTTTATTAAAGCTTTTTAGTACTTTTAGTTAAATAAAATAAATGTCTGATGATAATGATGATAAGGGTGATGCAAATACTACAAATGATACAAAAAAGATGAAACTGAAATTGAAATTCAAACCAGCATCTTACTTGCTAGCAAATACTCTAACAAATACTTTAAATACTCTACCAAATACTTTAAGCACTTCATGTAATGCAGGTAATGTAGATCCACCAAATACAGTTGTTCCAAAAGAACCTAAACTCTACATAGGATTTCATATTGAAAAGACAAATTTATTCATGAAATTGCAAACTTATCCATTAAATGCATTTCAAATATTTATGTCTGCTCCTATTTCGTCAACGAAAGGATCACTTATAAAGAATATTCAAGGAATAAAAAAATTAATGAAAGAGAAAGACGTATTTGGTATTATTCATGGTAAATACATATATAATTTTGCTAGAAAAAGAACATCTCAGTATGAATGGATGTTTACATCAATGATAAACGATATGCAACTTACAGATGCACTAGGACTTGATATAATAATTCATCAAGGTAAAAATATGCCAGAAGAACATATGACCCGTGATCAAGCTGTTAATACATTTGTATTTAATTTACAAGATATATTAAAGGCGACAAACACTCTTAAAACAAAGATTGTTCTCGAAAATTCTGCGAGACAAGGAAATGAATTAGGTTATTCACTCGATGAATTATATAAAATCTGGTCTCTCTTCACAAGCGAAGAGAGAAAACGTATTACATTTTGTATTGATCTATGTCATATTTTTGTTGCCGGTGAACTAGATATGAGAAAAGGATCTGATGTTAAAGCATATTTAGAAAAATGGGATTCTCTTATTGGACTTAACAATATTGCATGTTTTCACTGTAATGATAGTGCGATTGACTTTAACAAGAAAAACGATCATCATGCAGATATTAGTATTGGATACATAGGATCTGTATCAATGAGCGGATTTGGTGAAATAGTTAAAATTGCATATAAATACAGAATCCCTATCATTCTTGAAACACCAAACAATACATGCGACCCAGCAAGTCAGATAGCCATGTTATATTCGGCTGGCTTGGGGGACAGCTGTCCCCATAACCCCCTCGCTTAGTAAAATGCTTATAACATGATTATTTCTCTTTGTAAAAAAAATAAAAAATACTTCAAAAATACTCAAATACTCTAAATACTAATGCCTACAACAACCCGATCTCAATTAAAAAGATCAAAAAACCTCTGACCTTTATCTTAAGTATGCTCTTGAAAATGATTTAACATTTGATGAATTACTTCCAATAATATTTTCTGATTTTGATACAGAGGACAAAGCTTCAGGTACACTCGTTTATAAATTCAACATCGGAGATAGTTCTGGATCAGCTGACAGTGAAGTTCATCAAGTTGATTCGAAAATTTTTATTAGACGTACTATATATCCAACTTCAGGTGGTAACTATTCTCCATATACTACTCAAGATTAACAAAAGAATGTGGTGAATTAGATTGTATCAGACGTAACTTAAATAATTACAGAAATTGGATGCTTAGTGAAGAACATGCACCTCTCTTTTCTAAAGAAGAAAGATTAACATGGATAGAAACGAATATTAATTGGCAATTTATTACAAAGTAAAAATGATTAAATTTTTCAGAAAAGATTAATAAGAGAACAATAAGAGAACAATAAGAGAACAATAAGAGAACAATAAGAAATGTCGATGAAAAGATTCACCAATGAAGATACAGATGAAACATTAAAAAACATCGAAACGACAAGATAGTACTGTACGTTTCGATATTGTTAATGTCTCGGAAATGTTCTTTAATAAGTTAAATATAAATTCTATAAAACATGAATCTATAGAATCTGAATCTACAGAAAAAAACATACAACAGAAATATCTTAAAGCTGTCAGACAAAATGGGTATGCTTTAAAGGATATCCTTTTACAAACATCGAAAATATGTCTTGAAACTGTTAGGCAAAATGGGGATGCTTTACAGTATGTCCTTGTTCAAACTCCAGAAATATGTATAGAAGCTGTCAGACAAAATGGGGATGCGTTAAAGTATGTTCTTTTGCAAACCCCAGAAATATGTCTAGAAGCTGTCAGACAAACTGGGTATGCGTTACAGTATGTTCTTTCACAAACGCCAGAGATGTGTCTAGAAGCTGTAAGACGAGACTGTAATGCATTGTTCTATGTAAAAGAACAAACACCGGAGATGTGTTTTGAAGCTATTAAGCAAAATGGGGCTATGTTACGACATGTCCTTTCACAAACACCAGAAATATGTTTAGAAGCTGTCAGATACGATTGGTTTACGTTACAGTATGTAAAAACCAAACACCAGAGATATGTCTTGAAGCTATTAGACAAAACGGACATGCATTACGTTATATAAAAACGTCAACAACACCAGAAATATGTTTAGAAGCTGTTAGAAAAAACGGATGTGCATTACGATATATAAGAGCACCAGCACCTGAAATATGTCTTGAAGCTGTTAGGCAAAATGGTTATGCTTTACAGTATGTCATTTCACAAACACCGGAAATATGTCTGGAAGCTGTTAGACAAAATGGAGATGCTTTACAGTATGTTCTTTCACAGACACCAGAAATATGCTTAGAAGCTGTCAGAGAAAATGAGAACGCATTAGAATATGTAATATCTATTGATTTCAATTTGTTAGCCTATTTAATGCAAAATAAATCAATTGATTTTATTAAATGTTTAATAATAGATAAACAAATAAATATGAGTGTTTTTATGAATGCATTACTTATTTCAAGTGATGAAGTAAGATTAACTTACGATGAATACATAAGTCTAAAGTAAGATATAAGAGTCCAAAGTAAAAAGAACCAAAATAAGGAAAGCATTTTTATGATTTAATAGCTAGCAACTAATTTTTCAAGACTTTCTTTGAAATTTATAATAGGTTTCCATCCAAGTGCAAGCAATTTATCACAATTGATTGAATACCTACTATCATTATACAATCTATCTTCAACATATTCGAAATATTCACCACTTTGTGATTTTTGAACTATTTCAACTAATTGAGAGGCTATTTCAATAACATTATATTCATTTTGAGTACCTATATTATATATTTCACCAAGTTTGCCTTTCTGGAAAACTGTATCTATTCCTGTACAAAAGTCATATGTATGAATGAAATTCCTTCTTGATGAACCATCTCCATGTATAGTTAATTTTTTCCCTTCTTTAAGTAATTTGATAAATCTAGGAATTAACTTTTCTGGATATTGAAAATTACCATAAACATTATTTCCTCTAATGATTATAGCAGGGAATTTATAAGAATAAATATAACTATTAATTAGCATTTCAGCACATGCTTTTGTAGCTGAATAAGGATTTGTTGGATTTAATTGCGAATTTTCATAACATGTTTCATTATGTTCAATATCGCCATAAACTTCATCTGTTGATATATGAATAAATTTATTTATTTTATGTAGTCTGCAACATTCTATTAAATTATGTGTTCCAAGAACATTATCTTTCGTAAATTCCAGAGGCCATAAAAAACTATTGTCGACATGCGTTTGTGCAGCGAAATGTACAACAGTGTCTATCTTGTTATTAATAAATATACTTTCTAATGATGCATAATCGGTAATATCACATGCATAATGTTTATATCTATTAACATCACTTTTAATATTTTCTGGAATACTTTCAATATTTGAACAATATGACATCTTATCTAAATTAATAATAAAGAAATTCGTGTATTTCTCATAAATGTAATTTATATAATTACTACCTATAAAGCCATATCCTCCTGTTACTAATATTACTTTATTAGTATCCATTATTAGAGGTTTTTAGAGAGAATACTAT